TATTCTTTTGTTAATCTTACCTCTTCACCGGCAGCGTTCTTAAAAAACTGTCCTCTAACTACACCAATTCTTTCAAAAGATTTTTCCATTCTTTTTTGTTCCATAGCCCATGATGCTATCTTCCAGAAATCATCTTCAGCTGTGTATAGATCTTGTGACACAGATTTTAATTTTGATAATGGTTTTAATAATAATCTCATACCTTTGTCAGATGTCATAGTTTCACCAAAGTTTACATCTTCCATAAGCCTTGCAAGGTCCCCGAGTCTAACGTTAGAGTTTACAACTCCAAGTTCTAACAATCTTTCGTACAATTCATTCTGTTGTCTTGTACCTTTTAATGGTGTTTGTAATGCTTGGTAAGCTTGTTTGATTGCAGCACCATCTGGTATGATACCATTAGCTGTAGCAAAAGCGCCAGCACTTACAAAGTTTCTTAAGTGTGTAACTGGTGATAAAATTGTTTTAGCAATTTGTGATGTAGCTTTAGGGTACAATACTAAACTTTCATACATCTGTGCTAAGAATTTATTATTTTCTGTAGCTAGTGATGTTTGTTTTAATGCGTCTGCAACACCCGGTCTTGCATACAAAGGTTTTTGTGGATCAGCAAAAGGATTAGTTGCACCTTTACTAATAGATAACTTACCTGATGGATCGATTACTTCTATTTTTTTAAAGTCCTCACCAAATTGTTTCATGGCATCGTCATAACTTCTTGCAAACATTGGCTCTTTACCAGCGGCCTCAAGCTCGTCAGATTTTTTAATTAAGTCATCAAAAAAAGTATTTCTTCTAGAGATAACAGATAGTTTAGCTGTCCCACCTAAGATAGTTTGCATAGGATTTTTTTGTCTACCTAATAATTGTTCAATAGCTTCTCGTGGTCCGCCTGATTGTATGTCTAACATAGATACAAACTCTTTAGGTTTAGCATCATTTGCTTTGTCCAATGTAGTTTTGTTTAAAAAGAAACTTGGTATTTTAAATAATGGTACGTTACTTCTGTCCATTTTAAATCCTGGAGGCATTCTAACTGTTCTAAGTATACCGGCGATTGCATCATCTGCTTCTTGAACTTCTAATTTTTTACCAGCTTGTTCTGCACTTTGAATTAAAACAGCTCTTGTTTTTTTTATTGCTTCTTCTGTAGGTGTATAATTAAACCATGGTATTAAAGATTTGTTTTGAAATATATCATAAGTTGAACCCAAGTAATCTTTAAACTTACCACCAAATAATTCTTTAAACTCTGCTAATTCTTTTTTATCTAATTTACCACCAACCTCACTAAATAGTTTACCCCATCTAGTTCTAATATTAGATAAACCACCATAAATAGCTGTCTCTATTTCTTTTGCTTGGTCAGCGTTCTTTGAAAACTTTGCAATTTTTTCTGATAGCTTTGCTTTTTTAGCTGCATCTAATGCATCAAATGTCATTACACCTGTATTATCTATTTTAGGATTACCAGACAACAACAAGTCATTAACTTCACCTAAAAATTTATTTCTGTTTGCAGCATTTTGTTTATTAAAAATAGTTCTGATAGGTGGAAATAATTTATCTACACTGATATCTATTTCTCTTGATGTGTTTCTTGCAGCTGCCGCATCCCCTGCTCTTAAACCTATTTGTTCTCTTTCCATTTGGAAAAACTCTGGAGTCTTGTCACCTCTTGCTCTCATTTTACCAGCAACTTTGTCAATCCATTTATCTATTTTACTATTGTTAACATCTAGTTTTTTATTTCTTTGTGCAACTTTTCTAATTCCGACACCGACACCACCAAGGATACCGGTAAACAATGCACCTTCAGTTCCAAACTTAACTCTGTTTAATAGTTCTCTACCTGGATCGTTCTCATCATCTTGTAAATTAAATGCTAGTGAACCTGCTGCTTCTACGTCACCAACAAATACACCTTCAGCTATACCACCTGTAACAGCACCTGCTAAAAGTTTAGCAGCACCCCCACCACCTCTCATATTTTTTATTGCGCCAGCTAACTTAGGGCTATTAGCTTTTAATAGTGTACCAGTCTTACCTGCGTTGATTGCTTTCTCTGCAAGTTTACTGCCAAGTTTAAAACCATATCCACCTGGTATACCTATGTTGACTAGTAGTTCTGTAATTTTTCCAGCAGCTGTTGCCTCTGCTCTTTCATCAAATGTTGTAAGGTCGTCAAAGAATTGTTCTACTTCAGCAGCTTTGTTTGTCCCTGCGCCCAGGTCCATGAGTGTTGCGCCTAATGAAAATGCGCCTTTGGGTATTGCAATTAAACCTGATGCTATGCCGGATAGGACTGATTCAATAGTGCCTACTCGATTAAAATCTTCAGCCATTTATCCTCCTAATCGTCGCCACCAAAACTAAATAAACCTTCTTCTATAGAACCTCTAATTATTAGCTCGGATTTAATTTTTCCATCTTGAATTAACATAATTTTACCATCCGCAGTGTATAGTCCATCACCTCTAAAAGCACCTGAGTCTAAAAATTTCTCTATAGGTTCGCCTTTGTATTTTTTAGGTACTTTGTTTTTAAATACTATACCTTCTCCGAATTTTCCTCTTGCACCAAGAGTCAACGCTGTTTGATCTAAAGCTTTTGAACTATTTAGTTTTTGAGAAGCCTCAAAGAATATATCATTTGCTTCTGTTGCCTTACCTTGTGCTGATAATACTGCATCTTTAGCGTTGTCCACAGCACCCGATTCTAATAAATATTTTGCATTTTTTTCAAGCGTGCCTTCTGTATCTTTACTAGCTTTAATTTGATCTAGTTTTAAATCTTGTTGAACCTGCATCAAGTTTGCAGCTTCTCTTAGTTTTTCTGGTTTGTCATATGATTGACTTGTTTCTGCTATAACATCTGAGACTAAGTTATCTGCGCCCAAGCCTGTTCTAGATATTCTTTGACCTGCTTTAATCATTGCATCGTACAATGCATTTTTCTGTGCACGATCATAACCCAGTCCTTCTAAGATAGAGTTAACTTTTTCTTTTTTAGTTGGCGGCGGTGGATCATCATCAACACTATCTGTTTTACCTTTATTTTCAATGACTTCATCAAGAGTGTATGCAAATGGAGATTTACCTTGTGTAGTTACGGTTCCATCTGCCTTTGATTTAAGCTTGTTTGCTTCTTCTAATGCTTCTAACTCTTTTACTTTTTGTCTGTATTCTTCAGTTCCTATAAAAGTTTTTCCTATTTTTGCTTTTTGTAATTCTGTTAATGGTTCAACTGGATCTATTTGCTCTACTTCAGCAGCTAACTGATCAGTTTCAGACATATCTATTTTTGGTTTTGTAACAACTTTTTTCATGTAAGGTTTAAATTCTTGTACTCTATATGGATTTCCAATACCTAATTTAGCTGCTTCATTTAAAACTTTTGGATCGGCAGCTGTTCCATCTTGTAAAACAGCTTGAACATTTTTAAAAACACTACCAGCATCTTGGTAACCTTGTCTTGGTTCTTTTATGCCGGACATAATCCCTTCTTTAATGGGGCCGCCGTATCTAAACATTGGTCTATTTAAAATTTTCATATTAACTCCTATAATTTGTCGGCTGGAAAACCGAATATTTTACCATACAATCCACCTACCCCTAGGGCTGTACCGATTGCTTGTGACATTGGGCTAACCGGTGCTGGTTGTGCGTAAGGTTGTGATGCAACACCACCCGATAAACCTGTTAAACCTGTACCATATTGAGAAAGTCTACCATACGGTTCGTAAGCTGCTGTCTGTGCTGCTTGTTGATCTGCTGATAATAATGATTGAGCTTGACCTTGTCTTAAAGATCCTAGTTGTCCTAGTGCTCCAACATCTGCACCAAGTCCTGCTCTTTGGAAATTAGATAATCCCATTTGCGCTGTACCTAATCCTGATTGTGCTCCTGCTATTGTACCTTGATTTAAAAAATTTTGCTGTGCTTGTTGCTGTGCTTGACTTAAACCAGATGCTAGCATTTGTGCTTGAAGTGCTGCTCTATCTCCTAATCTATCTGATTGGTATTGACCAAGTTGTGCACCTTCTCTACCACCACCAAAATTACCAGACATAACTGCTGCGTCTCTAATTTGTTGTTCACCTGTAAAACCCTGTTTGTCGTACTCTGCAAGAGTTGTATCAATAACTTGTTGTTGATAAGGGGACATAAAAGGTTGGTAAGCTGATGCTCCTGTTAATCCACTTAATCCGCCAATAGTTCCAGCTGCTTGTTGTTGTGCAGCTTGTGCTGCTGTTAAAAATGGTTGATAAGCACCAACACCTGACGTTGCTAAATTAATTGCTTGTGTTTGTAATGGATCTTCACCGGCAATAAATTGTCTACCAGTAAATTTACCTGTATCTATTGGTGCACTGTAAGCTGCTTTTGATTGTGCTGCGTAATCTTTTGCGTAATCTTGTAAAAAATCTGGTGTTGCCATTATCCCATCCTCGATTGTAACATTTGTTGTTGATCATACATTTTTTGTGCACCTTCTAAACCTTGTGACTCATCTGATACTTGTCCACCAGATTCTAAATGGTCCATTAAATTTTCCATAACTTCAGCGCCTTTATCTATGTCGCCTCCACCTGCGTTTCTAACAGCATCTGCAGTAAATACAAACTCATTTACACTTAATCTTGCAGGCACATCGTCTGCTTTTTCTTTTGCACCAATAGGTACAAATCCACCTTCAGCTCTGTAATCTTTTTCTAAACCACCAAGGTCCATTAGTCCACCTTCGGCTCTTCCTACTCTTACACCACCTGATGGGTAGTTAAATTTGTTTGTACCAGGAGGAGTTCCATAACCAGGCACGCTAGTTAATCCGCCACCAGCCATCATCATAGGGCCTTCTGGTTCTGTTTGCATTGTTTCTGATTCAGAAGCCATTATCTCTTCTTGTTCTGGTCCCTGTTCCCCGGACGCTTGTTGAAGAACAAGTTGTTTAAATTCTGGATACGATAAGTCACCACCTTGTGCTACGTATTTTTGATACTCTTGTCTTAAAAATTTTTCTGCTTCTGGCGGTAATTGCGGTCCTTCGGTTTCTACTATTTGTTCTGCTTCTACCATTTCACCATTAGCATAACCTATTCTTCCGCCTTCAGCCGCATTCTGCGGTAAATAAAATCCTTCTTGTACAAAATTTTGATTAGGTAAAAAATTCATATAAGGATCTCTGTTTCTTGCCATCATCATTGCTGCGTAAGGAGGAATGTAATCTTCATCAACCTCTTCTGCTACTTCTTTGTAAGGTCCTGCACCAAATGCTTTTTGTAAGAATGGTGTTGCAATTGCTGTTGCACCTAAACCTGTAAATATTTTTTGACCAGTGGTCATGTTACCAAATAAATTAGAAAGAAAACCACCTTTTAAACTTGCTGACCCTGCAGCTCCAGATTTTAAAAATCCACTACCGCTTGCAGCTGGAAGTAAATTTCTAAGAAAACCCGCACCTTTAACACCCGATAAAGATCCACTGGCACCAAAAGGACCAAGTCCTCCTGCATACATACCTAAACCAATTCCTAAAGCAGCCTTACCCAGTGGACTTTTAACTATCTTCTTGACGCCACGAACAGCTTTCTTAACTAAGCTTCCTAATCCGTAAAGTTGTCTGGGTTCTTGCATTCTAGATATTGCCATAATTTTACCTTAATTCCTATGTTTACTTGGTTTTTGCTAACAAATCAAGAGGTGGCATTATAACTTTTACATCTTGTGCCATTTCTTCTTCTTTAAAACCTTTGTTTTCCCAGTCTTTTCTTTCCTTAAAAAGCTGACCAGTTTTTTTGTGTCTGTAAGTAGTTTCTACTTTAGCTTGTTTTATTTCCATTAGTCTGTTTTCTCCTTTAATATATTGAGATAGCTAATACCAAATACCACACCATCAGATACAGTGCCTGCTGTCGTGTATTCTAATGTTGTGCCACCTTCTACAATTAAAGGTAAAGTTAATATTTCTACACTTGTAGCAGCTACTAGTGTTTGTGTATTAACAATCTCAAATGCATTGTTTTTAATAGTCACCGTTGGTGTATTAGAACCTGATTTGTTTGTAACTCTTAAAGACTTTATAATAATAGTTTCATTAACACTAGGTGATAACAACGCTACTGTTTCAGCAGCTGTAGTTGTTTTACCATAAAATTTATATTGGTTTACTACTGCCATTACTCTAAAAAGAAACTTTTAGCTTCTATTTCTTGTTTAACTTCATCTTGAAATGAAGAGTTTAATTTTGTTATTACACCATCAAGATCTCTAACTAATGACTGTAAATTTTTTCTGCTATATTCTTCTTCAGCTCTAGTTAATGATTGTACAATTTTTGCCATTATAAACTTGCTAAGCCTCCTCTTCTAAAAGGTGTACCTGGAGTATCATCAGAAAAATCTGAAGCTGACATATTACCACCGCCACCGCCACCGCCACCGCCATGCATATCTCTTATTCTATCGTAAGTAGCTTTATTTGCAGCATCATATGCTTGTACATTTGCATATCCACCAAAACCACCACCACCATCACCAGTATCAACTTTGTTATTTCCGCCATGAATATTAAAGTTTTCGTCGTAGGTAGGATCATTTTTAATTCTGTTTCTAATGTTATTAGCAGTAGTTCGTTGTCTTAAAAAATTGTTAAAATTTATTTGATTTTTTACGTCTTCTTCTTCTTTTTGTTTTTCTAAATAGTATTGATCAATTGGTCTTAATTCTTTGTTATCTTTTAATCTTTGGTTAGCAATCGCTACCCTATCTGCAACAACATTAGCATAGTTACCAGTAAAACTGTCTTTATTATAACCATATCTATCTTGAGTAGTTAAATTACCAAACCCGTGTATGTTTTGTTCTTGATTAGCTAATTGCATATCTATAAAAGCATTGTCTTGAGCATTTAATCTATTTTCTCTTGAAAAGTTATCCGCCATACCCATTAAAAAATTTCCACCAGGAATGGCAAAACCTATTCCTTTTCTAATTAAACCGCCTGCCGTATCCATAAAAGTTTCTTCTGGTTCTGTTCCAGGAAGATAACCACTGCTGCCGTAATTAGTTCTGTTAGTTACAAAACTTCCAGATGGTTGTGCTGTGTATGGTTGAAAATTACTTGTATTAAAATTTCTGTCATTTGAATTAACAAAATTTATAAAAGAATTAGTATTAGGAATTCCAATAGAATTTTCTTGTTCTTCTTCTATATTCGTAACAGGTGATGTGTAGTTTAAAAGATACTGGTTCATAGGCAAAAACCTATTACCTGCATCATATCTTTCCTTATCAACTCCAGTATAAAACAATGACATTATCTTCTTCCTCCAGGATGTATATCTAATCTAAATGTACCTAACTTCCAGTCTTGACTTGCTGCAGTATTAGATACTTTTAACGCTATAGATCTCGCCCGTAATCTTGTATCTTTTTTTGTTGTAGATGATGTTATATCAAAATTTGAAGTAGTTGAAGAACTATTTGGATAAGTTCTGGTTACAAAACTTACCCTAGTAGATCCTGTCTGTGTAATAAAATCTGGTATAAATCTACTAATTCTCATTATAAATTCACCATCTCCTCTAAGATCCGGCATTCCTACTGTTTGTCCTGTAGGATTTCTTCTTTGAGTAATGTCAAAATCACCAGAAGTAATTGAACCAAGAATAGCGGTTGTTACTCCGCCAGCATCAATTTGGTCGGTCCCTGTTTCCTGTTCATAGTATATTGTACATCCATCCGTATTACCAATAACATCATAAGACGTATTACTATCTGGGTTATAGTAAGTTGCGTGCGGTTTATCAAATACTGCTGAATCCTGCCAAGCTGCACGAGCTAAACTTCCTGTTGTCCATATAGGACGTTTAGGACTAGAATCTAAATAATTATATGTCACCATTCTATTAACAACATTTGATCCAGACGTACAATAAAACCAAGTTACTTCACCAAACAAATTATTTAATCCTACATTTACTAAATCTCTTGCTGTAGTGTTTATGTCATCGTAAACATAGTCTTCTACTAAACAAGGTATAGATTTTAATTGACCGTCATAAGTAAAAAACCCATTCTCGGACATCCAATAAGCAGAACCATCAACCTCTATACATGCATTTTTTCCTAACAAACCACAGTTAGTTCCAACTTGTTCAAAAGAGAAAGTAAATGGTTGTCCTACAAACTTCATTAAAAACAATGCAGTATCAGTCCAAACGTAAATTGCATCTCTACCTTTAATAGCTCCCATAATTCTAGAACCATCAGCTAATCTTTGTGTACCAGCTGTATTGTTTGCTTTAACTGTGTAAGAATCTGTTTGGTCAATACTTTCTTGAGAAGAAAATCTTATAAACATATCGTCTTGTGTAGTGCTTGATCCTACAGTTGTTTCTGTTCCAAAAAATACTAAGTGTCTGTCGGGTGTAGATACTAATACGTGACGTGATGCTGTTGGTGCGTTAGGTAATAAAGTTGCTCTAAGTGCTGTTGCGTTTGAAGGAGAAGCATCCCATTCAAAACATGCGCCATTATATATAAGAGCAATTAATTTTGTTCCGTAGTTATCTAAAATCCATAAACCTGGATCAATTGTAAAGTCAGAAGAAGAAGCATCTCCCCATGCAACAAATTCTGATATGTTAGTTACTGTTGCTCCAGAAGTATGGGCGGCTCTTGTAGTTCCGTTAACTGCTCGGGCTCCTCCACTCAAGGTCCCTGTTCCCGTGTCATTGTTTGTAAAACTTATATCTTCTGATCCAATTCTAATTTCTCCTGAAGCAGGAAACGCTGAAGTGTTTGCTAATACTACAGTTGTAGTAGCATCGTCTGGAAGCGTTGTTGATAATGTAGATGTTGCCGGTCCGTTAGCTGTACCACTCCATAATCCTGTACCCCAACCAAAGCCGCCTAATTGTTGAGAAGGCCCTACGCTATAGTAACATAAAATAGAGGTGCTATTACCGTCACTTGTAGTTAATGGTGTCCCTGTTTCTTGAGCAGCCATTGTAATTGTAAAAGTAGTGGCCGTTGGTACTGAAGAAACCATGTATTTTATGTCTTCAAAAGTGGCATCAGTATATGTAGACGACCCAGTTACACCAGTTACACTATCGAACATAACGATATCGTCCTCTAATAAACCATGAGCCCCGGTGCACGTTACCGTGACTGTTGTTGATGAAGATGTGCTGGTAAATTTAGCTCCTGTTAGAGTCTCTCTAATTGGATGAATGTCATAATAGGTTCCACCAGAATATACGTATAAAATTTTATTAGTGCCAATTGCAGCGTATTTAATTCCTGCGTTGTTATCCCAATGATGTAAAGCTCTTGCCGCACCCGTTAGTTTATCTTGTCCTAATTGAGACCAACCACCTATTTTTTCTGGAGTTCCGTATCTAAAACGTACGTTGTCACCATCAAACCATTGTCCTTCAGCGCCGGTTTCTGTAACTTGTTTATTAAATCCTGGAGCAAAACCTAGTTTTTGTAGCATATAAAATCCTGTTTATTAGCTATTATATCAAATTATTTAAAAATTCAATATGTTTAATCAAAGGTGTAGATAGCTATGATGCGAGCCCCTTTTTTAGGATAAATCATATAATGATTGCACTTGTCAAATAATACTCCTCTATATTGTTTGGGAGTTATTTCATGGATAATCTTATTATTTTTATTTAAAATAATTGTTTTAGCTTTTTTATCCGAATTGTTTAAATAAATAATTAACTGCTTGTGATTAAAATCATGGTCACAATGTATAGGACATTTTTCAACACCAATATTAAAAGTTAAGTTAACAGCTATTCTAAAAACTTTATTAATTTTTATTTTATGTTTGTCACAAAAAGCAAAAAGAAATTCTAAAAAAACATCTGTGTATTTAGAATTAAATCTAGTTTCTATTGCATATTTTGAACTATAGATAGAATTAGTTTCTGTTATATCTTCTGGTCTTCTTAATATTGTATGACAAAGATAAGGATAATTAATTTTTTTTCCAAAAGCAGGGCCCATATAAAAAGGAAGTTCTGCTTTTTCTATTAATTCTTTTATAGTTTTTTTGTGTTTGCTAGATAAAAAATTATCACTTTTTAAAAGAAAAATTTTATTTTTACTCATCTAGTTTATTTAATTTATCATTAAATAAAACTCTTTCTTTAGCTAGTTTTTGAGTTAAAGTTTTATTTATTTGAGCTATTGTTTCAAGAGTAACTTTTAAAGACTCAATATGGGTTTTTAAAAATTCATTCATTCCAAGTTCAGACTTTAAAAGAAGTTCTTTGTCTTCAATAGTTTTTTCTAACTCTTTTATTTTTTCTTTTAATTTATCATATTCGTATTGTGTTATCATTTTTCTCCTTTTATATTAAAATTAACTCCGATTGAAATTCTTTCGCAGTTTGATTTATGTGGATTTACTGAGTGTCTTAACATGTAGGGAAACATATAAAAGTCTCCTGTTGCTGGCACAAAGTTTTTCATTGTTTGGCAATGTCCAGCATCTTCTCCGTACATAAATGCAATTGTTCCAGGTCCTTCAACAGTTCCTTTATATTCACTTATTTCTTTTTGTAATTTTTTTGGAATATCAATATATATTACACCTGAAAATTCACAGTTTCTATGAATGTGAACTGGATTATAATCTCCGGGTTGCATATAATTAACCCACGCAGCAGAAACTGTTATTTCAGATAAGGTATTATTATACCATTGTTTGTATGCATGTCTAAACGTTTCCATATAAGGCATAAGGATTTTATTTAAACTATTTTTATCTATAGTGTATTCATGTTTAATGTCACCTGCTAAATTTTCTACATGAGACTTTTTAATATTTTTCTTACATAATTTTTTAATTTTATTTAAATTTTCTTTTTTAATATGTGTATTAAAAAGTAATGGACCCCAATAGTAAAAATTATAATTAATCATTTATTTTTTTCTTAATCAAACTATCTATACCTAACATATGCCTACCATCGTATTTTTTGTTTTCTGAATTAGGATCTTTGACATCAATATAATGTAAAAACAGTTGAGTGCATTTACCTTTTTTTAATGGCTCTCTCCAATGTTCTAAATCAAATCCTTTATAAACTAACATGTCTCCTTGTTTTAAAATAATCTTAGTGCCTTTTTTAGTTCCAGGTATGTAGTTTACAATTCTTTCATCTTTATTTCTTATATTTTTTGATCCTTGATTTGGATCTGTTTGAATAAAAATAGGCCATGTTTCTCCTCCTAAATTTATAGTAGTAGAAATTTTACAAGAAGATCTATCTTTATGTTTTTTTAATTCATCTCCTTCGTTATAAACTCTTGTATATGAGTATGTTTCGTAAAGTTTAGTTTTTGTAATTTTTTCAATTTTAGGTTTTAGTTGTTTTAAAATTATATCTCCCGCTGTAGATCCATAAAGAGAATATGCTCCTGGCACTTGAGGATCATTAAATGCTCCATATTCTTTATTGAATCTAGATATGAATTGTGTTGTAAGATATAGTTTAGCTACTTTTTCTTTTTCTAAAAAATAAGTTTCCAAAAATTTACACACATCTTTTGGTAATGCGTTACGTACTATTTTATATGTTTTCATCTTTTCTCCTTTAATGTTTTTGGAAACGCCTGACAATTAAAATGAATAAACCTAAAAGGTTTTTTACTTAAATCTACAGTATATTCATGGGGTAAATACGACGGAAAAAACATTATTGTTCCTGGTTTTGGATTAAAATTTATTTGAGAAGTTGCATAACTTAATTTTGTTTTATCTAATTCAGGTAATAAATTCATAACCGCTCCTGGTCTTGGATCATGAAAAACAGGTTTAGATGTTTCATCAGAGCTTTTTAAAAAATAAAAACCTGAAATATGTCCATTCCAATGTGTGTGCATGCTATGGTTGCCTCCTCCTTTTAAATCAAATTCTTGAACCCAAAGCTCTGTACAACAAACGTCAAATTCTTTTAAATCATATCCCATTTCTGTTAACAAATTTTGAGAAGTTGCAATTATATAATTTTGTAAATCTTTAAATTCTAAAACATTAATTAAACTTTTAGAATGAAAAACAGTTGCTTTGTTATTTAATTTTTTAGCTTGATTAATATATTTGTTAGAAGTTTTATTTAATTTTTGTAAATAAAGTTTATCGTCATGATGAGCTATCCAAATAGGATTAATAAAATATTTTTTAGTATTTAATGCTTTAGGAAAATTAATTTTCATTTTAATGGTGGACCTTTGTGCCAAACAACTAAACTATGTCTTGTACCTTCTGTTACTGGGAGAACTCTGTGTATTACAAAAGATGGAAAAGTTATAATTGTTCCTTGGTGTTTTAAATGATCTGTTTTTAATATTTTGTTTTTGCTTTTAGGAGGACTATATTCATAAAATTCTAAATCTCCGCCTTTAAATTTTTTAGGATCACTTAACATTATTATAGTTGATAGTTTTCTAACTTGTTGGTTAGTTTCATCTGGAGTTGCATTATCTGAATGCCAAGTATAATGTTGTTTTTGATTTCCTTCATATTTTGTAAATTGAAAATTTTCAATAATATTATAATCAAAATTCCATCCACTTAATTTGTTAGAAGCTTCTATGTATGGTTTTAATTCTTTATATATCCAAAAAGGATATAGCCAACTATTTTTAGAATTTCTAATTTTAAGACTGTTTATAGATCTATAATCTTTTCTATTTTTTTTTAACGTTTCTTTAAATGTTGAAGATAGTTTTAAATCTTTAGACTCACCTTCTTTAATTATTTCTTCACATATTTTCTTAGGCAATGCTTTAGAATAAGCGTAATATGTGTTTTTTAAAAAATTCATTTTATTTAATATAACTATACCACCCTGTGGCTATATATTTTTCTTGTGTAGGAGACGCAATACCTTTATGCATAAAGGTCCAATCGGTTCCCCAAATTACAGTCAATCCTTTCTCAGGTTTAATTTTTAATTTTTGATAATGCCACTCAGTTTCTCCTTTATCAGTAACATTATTTAAATAAGTCATGAATACTAGATGTCTTAAAGTAGTGTTTAATCCAGATCGCTCACAATGTAATGCAAAGTATCCTTCACCAGGATTATATTTTTGTATATTCCATTTTTCAACTATGCCCCATGCATCTTGCCATTTATCTGAATACATATATTTTTTTTTATATTTCTCTATTACTTTTTTTAATTCTTTGTAATAAGCTTTTATTTCAGGTTCGTTACTTTTTAAATCTATAGATAAATCAGTAGACATTTTTTTTGTTGTGTCTATTTTTTGCGAAGCTCTACCAGGTGCTTTGTTTGGATTTTTTTCAAACATTTTTATTAAGTCATCACAAACTTTAAGATCTATATACCAACCTGATATAAAATTATCTAATTTATTAAATTTTGCTGCTTTTAGCATTTTTATTTTCTTTATAGGTATTTTATATAATAAGGTATTTAAGGTGTCAACTAAACTTATTATTCGGGATCTGAAATTTCTACTGTTAGTTGATCCCAGCTTTGAGTGTCTTCATTCCAAGTATAGTCAAGAGTATTATTAGAATCAAAAGGTTTTGGTGTAGGTGGATCCCATACACATGTCGTAGTATTTAATGTCCAACTTGGATAAGGTTGCGGTGCAACAAATGCATCTAAATCATCTCTATAAAACCAACCTATTCCAGGATACCATTTTCTAAAAGAACCATCTTTAGAACACTGTTTCCATTCTCCACCATAAGTATTAGCACAATGTTGTTCACCTTGTACTGACATATCTTCTCCAGCTACATCATCACCGATGACTCTAACTTGTAATATTTCTTTTGTTGAGGGTTTTAATTTACAAAAAAATTTCATAATATTATGCCAGTGTTAATGTCCCATCTACAGTAAAGATACAAACTTTATCTCCACCATCAGTGGCTATTGAATTTGTTCCAGGTGCTACAGATAAATCTCCAGGTGCGTCTGCTGCTGGAATTCTTATAATTACAGTACCAGATCCGCCAGCTCCGCCTTCTTGTCCTCCGCCTGGGCCATATCCAGATGCTCCTCCGCCACCGCCAAGTCCGTCAGTGCCGTCTCCGCCTTTTGGTGCGTTTGGTCCTTTAGTTCCATTTCCGCCGCCGCCAGTTCCACCGGTTCCGCCAGATCCTCCCGTATTCCAGGCCGCACCGCCGCCTCCTCCAGCTCGTGTTACTGCAGAACCTGTTATTGAATTTGCTGATCCATTACCTCCAGCGCCACCGCTACTACCAGATCCTGGACTCGCATTACTACCGACAGCGCCAATTCCGCCACCACCAGATCCGCCATAATTTCCACCGCCAGATGCTCCACCGTTATTTCCTTCAGGTGGACTATAACCACCAATATTTCCACATCCACCTGTTGATCCTTGGTGAGGTGTTCCACCACCAGATCCACCATCGTTGTTATCTGTTCCTGAGGGGTGAACGTTATTTACACCAGCCCCTCCTGCACTAGAAGAAAAATCTCCTGCAGCTAAACCTATAACTGAATTTTCACCTTTAGAAATACCTGTTCCACATGCTCCGGAACCAGCTGGTCCCCCAGCTCCAACAGTAATTGGAATGACTGCTGCATCTAATGAAATTTTTGTTCCTCCTGGAAAAGAGCTTCTATGACCTCCAGCTCCGCCACCACCTCCTGGTGATGGACCTCCTGGTCCTCCGCCAGCTACAATTAAATAGTCAGCATCAAAAGCTGCAAAGCTTGCTCCTCCAGAACCAAATCCTAAAACTTGATAACCAAAACTTGCCATATTTTATTCTCCTTATGCGTCGTTAGCTGCATCAGTAGTATAAAATATTTTTACTCCTAGAACTCTTGATTCGCCAGTAAAAGTATCGCTACCATCTGCTGCATCTCTATATAATTGAAA